ATGAACGAAATTCAAATTTTCAACAACGATCAATTCGGTAACGTAAGAGTTACCATGAATGAGAACAATGAACCGATGTTTTGTCTAGCGGATGTATGTGTTGTTTTAGGCTTGACACCAAGTAAAGTAGCTCAACGCTTAGAAGAGGATGTGCTTTCAAAGTACCCCCTTGAGACACCCGGTGGTATTCAACAAGTTAACTTTGTTAACGAAGACGGCTTATATGATGCAATCCTTGATAGCCGTAAACCAGAAGCTAAGAAATTCCGCAAATGGGTAACAAGCGAAGTACTTCCTTCTATTCGTAAGCATGGAGTGTATATGACAGAGAATACATTAGAAAAAGCCCTATTGTCTCCCGATTATTTGATTCAACTTGCAACAAAAATCAAGGAGGAGCAACAAATGCGTATTTTGGCAGAAGAAAAGATTCAAAGACAAGCTAAAATTATTCAACACAAATCGGATGTTATAGAAGGCTTAGTTGATGATCTTCCTTTAGCAGAATTACGACAAAGGGTTAACCAAATTGTTCGTTACGGTAGAAATAAAGGGTTTCAAGAAAGATTCAGATTACTTTATAAAGAATTTGGATTAAAACATCATGTAGACCTTGATCGTAGATTCAATAGTAAAAAAGCGGAAGAATTAAATATAACAAGCAAGATGGATTACATAGATCGTGTTCTTCATAAAATTCCGGAACTATATGATCTGGCCTGTAAATTATTCGAGACAGATGTCAAAAACTTAATAGAAAAAGAATGGAAATTAAAAATCAACTAAAGAATGAATGATGTGAATTCTTTATTAATCAAAGAGACGATGAGTTCATTAGAGATATCCGAACTCACAGGAAAGAGACATGCTCATGTGATGGAAGCCATCAGGACTATGGAACCTGCATGGGAAAAAGTAACTGGTTCTAAATTTAATCTTAACTATAGATTTAGAGATATTCCTAACGGAGGATATAAAAAAGATCCATATTATGAGCTTACTAAAGCTGAAAGCCTATATATTGCTGCAAAATTTGAAAACGAGACCCGTGCTAAACTTGCGTTGGCTTGGGAAAAACTCGATAATGAGAAGATAAAGCGCACCTCATCTTCTTCTGCTTACATTAATGCATTAGAGGCGTTAATTTGTTCAGAACGTGAGAGAATGAGACTTCTTAATGAAAATGATAAACTAAAAGGTGTTAGTGGTATACATAATATTATTTCATCTTTAAAAGAGGAATGTTGCCATGAATGATTCATTAAGTATTATAAAAAGCACAACTCTATTAGGGAAAGAGTTAGTTGTATATGGAGATATAGAAAATCCCTTGTTTATGGCAAAAGATGTCGCAGAATGGATAGAATACTCAAAACGTAGCGATGGAAGCTATCAAGTAGGGCAAATGCTTTCATCAGTAGATGAAGATGAAAAGCTGCCGTTAACAATCTTAACGGGAGGTCAAAATCGTCAAGTTTGGATGCTGACAGAGAATGGGTTATATGAGGTACTAATGCAATCTCGTAAACCAATAGCAAAAGATTTCAAAAGAGGGGTAAAAGAAATTTTAAAATCTGTTCGTAAAACTGGAGCTTATAAAAACGAAAACGCTATTGTCCAATACATGTCTTCCCCGGCTGGGTTAAGACAAATTTTGAATAATTGGGAGCAGGATCGATTGAAACTAGAAGCTTCAAAAAGGAAGGTTGAGAAGCAAGAAAAGATCATCCAACATAAGTCAGAAGTAATCGAAGGTTTGGTTGAAGATATTCCACTAGCCGAGCTTCGCCAAAGAATCAATCAAATAGTCCGCTATGGACGAAGCAAAGGGTTTCAAGAGAGATTCAGATTGCTTTATAAGGAATTTGGCTTGAAATATCACATGGATCTTGACCGAAGGTTTAATAGTCGTAAAGCTGAAGAGTTGAAGATCAAAAGCAAGATGGATTATGTGGATCGCGTCTTACATATGATACCTGAGCTATACGATCTGGCTTGTAAATTATTCGAAACTGACGTAAATGAATTAATAGAAAAGGAATGGAAAATAAAAATCAATTAAATGCTAGACAAAAATTTCAGTGTTACCGTTAGAAAATTAACTGATCGAGACTTGATGCTTGAGGCGTGTGAGTCCACTTTCATCGGTAAAAGCAACCAAAGTTTATTGAGTATCTATAAATCAGAACACTCACCAGCCAGAACACAACTATTTTGGATAACAATCAAGAACGCTCCCCTATTCGCTGTTTCTCACATAGTCCGTCATCACGTAGGAATTGAGAAATTCCAGCTTACCATGAGAAACGATCGTCATGGAGCAAAAGACCAATGTCCGTATATAGCTGACAGATTAGCGGAGATCATAGCTATCCCAGAGGAATACAGAGCGGAAGAAGAGGTAAAAGAAATGTACGACCTTTTGGATGAACTGAAATCCAAGGCTGGAAGAAACACATTAACCAATCTGTCAATTTTGGTCAACGCACAATCACTGATCGATATGTCAAAGTTACGGTTATGTCTGATAGCCTCCACGGAGACCCATCAGATCTTTTTGGCTATCAAGGATGTGGTAAGCAGAGAAGATCCGGAGCTGGCCTCTATGATGGTTCGAAAATGCGTCTATCGAGGAGGAATCTGCGGAGAGCCTAAATGTTGTGGTTTTAATAACACCCCAACCTTTAAAGAGGAACTAAGAGAATATTTAAAAAACTTCACCAAAACACAACAAGGAAACAATGTCATTGGACCAAAACCAGATCGTAACTAAACAAGATGGAAGCAAGGTAGGATTTTCAATTGAAGAATTATACAGGAGCGTTTGCAAGGCTGTTCGTGCCACGCAAGGGTTTGACCGCCCCGGAGAGATGATCGCCAGATTCATAACCAGACAAGTAATACAAAAGCTCCCGAACCAAGATGATCTGCCAACGATCCTTATCTTGGAGTGTATAATATATGTTTCCTCAAAGCATTATTTCAACGAGATCGCAGACTATTTTAATCAATACTTACATAATAACTAAGATGAATCAAGTTTTTACTTTTAACGAAGCGTTAGAGGCTTCAAAAATTTATTTTGATGGTGATGAATTGGCCGCAAAGGTGTGGGTAAACAAATATGCCTTAAAGGATTCCAATGGTAACATCTATGAGAAAACCCCTACTGATATGCACTGGAGGTTGGCGAGAGAAATAGTTAGAATCGAGAGAAAATATCCGAACCCGATGAACGAGGAGGAATTGTTCGAGTTGTTCGATCGTTTCAAGTATATCGTACCACAAGGAGGCCCAATGACAGGTATCGGAAATCCGTATCAAATTTCCTCACTTTCGAATTGTTTTGTGTGTCAACTAGAAGAATCTAACACTGATTCCTATGGATCAATTATGAAAGTGGATGAGGAATTGATCCAACTTGAAAAGAGACGTGGAGGTGTTGGACATGATTTATCTCATTTACGCCCAGCTATGGCTCCAGTTAGTAACGCCGCCATGAGTTCGAGTGGTGTTTCTTCTTTTATGGAAAGATATTCCAACTCGACAAGAGAGGTGTCTCAGAACTCTAGACGTGGCGCATTAATGCTTTCGCTATCAATCAATCATCCAGATGCGGATAAATTCATTGACGCTAAGATGGAAGAGGGAAAGGTCACTGGAGCCAATATTTCTGTGAAAATAGATGATAAATTCATGGAAGCTGTTTTAGAAGATGAGGTTTATATCCAGAATTTCCCGATCTACTCTCCTACTCCTTCCATGACAAAAGAGATCAAGGCTAAGGAACTATGGGGCAAGATTATCCATAACGCATGGAAATCAGCCGAACCCGGAATCTTGTTTTGGGATACTATTGTTAGAGAATCTGTTCCGGATTGTTATTCGGAGTTCGGGTTCAAAACCGTATCAACTAATCCTTGTGGAGAGATTCCTTTATGTCCTTACGATTCATGCAGGTTGATCGCATTGAATCTGTATTCTTACGTAACAAATCCATTTACGGATCATGCTGGATTCGATATTGATTTATTAGAGAAACACGCTCGGTTAGCACTACGTATCATGGACGATATCATTGACTTGGAGATTGAGAAGATCGACCAAATCATCGAGAAGGTCAAATCCGATCCAGAAAGCGAGGAGGTAAAACATACCGAGCTAAGATTATGGGAGAAAATTCGAGAGAAGTGTCTAATGGGAAGACGTACCGGAGTGGGCATTACCGCTGAGGGAGATATGTTGGCGGCTTTAGGGTATCGTTATGGAACGGAAGCATCTATTGATTTTTCTGAGAACATACATAAGATCATAGCTTTGAACGTGTATAAATCAAGCGTCAACCTAGCGAGAGAGAGAGGAGCGTTCCCTGTGTATGATTCAGAGCTAGAGAAAAACAATCCTTTTATTAATAGATTAAAGGAAGCGGATCCGGAATTTGGGGAAGCGCTAGAAAAATATGGCCGTAGAAATATCGCTTGTTTGACCATCGCCCCAACCGGTACGGTTAGCTTAATGACCCAGACATCATCCGGAATAGAACCCGTGTTCTTACCTATATATAAACGAAGGAGAAAGATCAACCCAACCGATACTTGTTCCAAAATTGATTTCGTGGATGAGAACGGTGATTCGTTCGAGGAGTTTTTGGTCATTCATCCCAAGTTTAAGATCTGGATGAAAATGAACGATGTTCATATGGAATCTAACGCCAGCCAAGAAGAGATCGACTCATTAGTTAAATTATCTCCTTATTATAAATCAACATCAAACGATATTGATTGGCTCCAAAAGGTTAAGATGCAAGGACGAATCCAGAAATGGGTGGACCATTCAATAAGCGTAACAATTAATTTACCAAAAGATGTATCCGAGGAATTGGTTAACGAGTTATATATTGAAGCATGGAGATCTGGCTGTAAGGGTTGTACTGTTTACAGGGATGGTTCTCGCTCTGGTGTTTTGGTCTCCACGAATACTAAGGATGAACAGAAGAAAAGCCAAGAGAACACCAAGCGGCCAAAGAGACTGAAAGCCGAGGTTGTCCGTTTCAAGCATAACTCCCAAAATTGGATCGCTTTTGTCGGCATCTTAAATAACAGACCATACGAGATATTCACTGGCATAGCTGATGAGGACAATGGTATCTTATTGCCTAAAAGTATCAAGAATGGAGAGATTGAGAAATACAAGGATGAGGACAGAAACAAACATTACAGATTCAGTTTCGTCAATAAAGCCGGTATTGGTGGATCGATCGACAATTTAGAGAACAGGTTCTCGCCTGAGTTTTGGAATTATGCCAAACTGATTTCGGCCACGTTAAGATACGAGATGCCTATACATAAAGTGGTATCACTTATCCAAAGTCTTGAATGGAATAGTGAATCTATTAATAACTGGAGAAACGGTGTTATTCGTGCGTTAAAAGGATACATCCAAGACGGCACAAAAGCAAAAGGACAAAAATGTCCTAATTGTGGACAAGAGACATTAATCTTTCAAGAAGGATGTTTAATTTGTACTTCTTGCGGATCATCTAAGTGCGGATAAAAAATAAATTATAAATATTTTACGGTACAAATATTTGTGTATTTAAAATATACTATATACATTTGTACAGTAATATTAAAACAACAAATAAATGGAACAAATGAAGTAGTGTCAATTTTAAAAAAAGGACTGGTTTACATTAGGGATAAGAGACCAGATTTAGCAGAATTGCAAAGAGAAATTCGTAAGCTACCAGATGGAGAATATGCGTTTTATATTTGCGACAAAAAACCAAACAACACCCTTCCTAGAATGAAATACCTCTTCGGCGTAGTATTGAAAATCATATCAGAAGAACTATCCGATCATCCTTCAACAGAGGTATTATATCGAAAATTCGAAAAGATGTTTGCTCCCGTAAGAGAGACAAGAATATTCCGTAATTATTTTCGATACCAAGATTTAAAGAATTGTAGTCCACAGGAACTAGACGATGTTATCGAGAAAATAATATTGTTCTCCTCCGAGAATCTAGGGATTGAGTTAAAAGAAAGACTCGATTACAAGAAATGGGAGGTTTCCGAAGCCTATATAGGCGCTTATAATGACCAATGGACGGATTATAACAGAAAAATTTAAGTACCACAATTTAAACAAGCAAATCATGTCAGAAGTAGAAGAAAAAGATCTAGAACAAAAATCATTACAACAGTTATTCGCAGATTCACAAGAAACATTAGAAGAAGCACAGGCAAGAAAATCGGCAGAAGAGTTAACCTTCACGAGGTTTAAGAATTTCATCATGGATAAGGCCAAGACCTATCGCATTCGTATCTTGCCGTTATCCCCGAAGGATGAACGTAGAGGCTATGAGCACCCAGTTCGTCAAAAATGGTTGAAAATAAACAATCCAGATACGGGCAAGGATATCAACATCAAGGTATGTAGAGCTATTGACGCTGGCTATTCCGTTGATTTGATCGATACCTACAAAAAACTAGCCTTGGATGCAGTCAAGGGCGATAAGGATCTTGAGGATAAGATTAAGAATGGCTCTTTCGGTGGCGGTTTGAAGTATGACTACAATCATGCCATGTATATCTATGACTTGGATAACATGGAAGAAGGCATGATGATCTGGGAAGCCTCAAATGGCCAGTGGAAAGGTTTGGAGGACCAAAAAGATCCTGTATGGAAAAAATTAGTGGAGAAAAATAAGAATCCGAAGTACCCATGCCCTATCTCATCCTTTGACAAGGGATACCCGGTTGAGATCCAAAAAAAGAAAGGCCCAAAGACAGAATATGTTTTCTCGATCGATATTCTTGGTGACTCCCTGCCATTAGATGAGAAACAACTCACCGATCTTGTCAAGGCTCCTCTCCTAACAGATATCGTCAAACGATATACGAAATATCATTTGGGAGCGACTATCGAGTTCTTGAAACAATACGATGAGACAATCGGTCAGAGCATCATGTCCAATGAAGAGATGGTAAACGCTATCGAGATATTGAAGGGTGAGCTACCAGCTGATGATACCTCCAGTTTCTCTTTCAAGAAAGGAGATAACGGTAACGATGAGCCGGATGATACCATTACTTATGACAAGTTATCAGCCATGTACGATGATCTCACGGGAAAGGGTATCACCGACAAGTCTGACGAGGGGCAGAATCTAAGAAGCTTGATCGCAGAGTACATCAAATCCAAAAATCTATCGGTAAAGGTAGAACGGAAGAAGACTAATATGGCTTTACTGGATGAGATCGAAGCGGAATTGGAAGCTTTGGGCGAGGAGCCATCCGCTAAGACCAGCCAATCTACATCTGTAAATCCCAAAGAAGAAAAGGAAGGCTCGATTTCGGACGGCAATGACGAAAATGACGAGGAAGATAATCCCAATCAAGACTCAACAGCGGAACCCGCAGTTGGTCGAAGAAGAAGAAAATAATAAGTTCCTTTTATAATTTTTCAAGGGTATATCGAAGTTTATTTGGTATACCCTTTTTTAAAACAAACCACAAGTAGTAAAGAAAATGATTCAATTAACAAAACAAAGTTCAAATAACGAGATTCAATTATATTTTGAGAAGGTTCGTGCTCTGAGATTATCAAAAGAGGAGTTTCCCGTAAATTTCGATGAGGTGTGGCCTTTAGTATATGAAAACAGAGGAAATGCCAAGAGAGACCTTGTTAATAATTTTATTGATGGAATTGATTTCAACCTTATCCAAAATGATAAGGTCGTGTCAATCAATAATTTAAAAAATGGAATTAAATACGAAGCGTATATTTCGATTTCATGTATGGAATGGTTTATAGCAAGAAAGGTCCGCAGTGTATTTGAAATATATAGACAAGTATTCCATCAAGTCATGAACAATGGCATTCTCTCAGAGGTAGATAAGACAGACATGCGATTGAAAGAAGCCACATGGTTAATTAATGCCTTACGATACAACGATTCTTCTAGATTGAAGTTAGCGCACGATGTAATAAAATCAGGTATTCCTCTACCAGAATATTCCGAATCGCAAGACCAATTATTATCAGCGACGGAATTGCTAAAGAGAAACGGGACAGATATGAGTACTGTAAAGTTTAACATGATGATGTTAAAACATGGTTATCTAGTGGAACTGGAGAGAGAGGGAAGAGGTAAGGATAAAAAGAAAATCATAAAGAGATTCAAGTCTCTAACAGAAAAAGGTCTTGAATTTGGAGAGAATCTTGTTAGCCCAGCTAATCCAAGAGAAACGCAACCTATGTACCACGTAAGTAAATTTCCTCAATTACTGAATACGATTTGTTGATATGAATAAAAAAGCCGTAGCCTTGCTCTTGAATGACATACACGTTGGCAAGGATACCATCAATGACTTTAAACTGAACTGGAAGGAAGCTATCGATCTAGCCATTGATTATCAGATTAATCACATATTGGTAGGAGGAGACTTATTCCTAAGCAGATCCTCCCAGAACCTTGATATTCTATTAGCCGTACATGACGCTTTCCAAGAATGTCTTGATAACAATATTAGCGTGACTATTATCGAAGGCAATCATGATAAGGTAGACCAAGAAGCGGCCAGAGGATATTGTCATGTATTCGACTCTTTCGATAACGTGCATGTGATAGATACTTGGGGAGAGGTTGGGTTCGGTGATCTAGCCATGGGATTGATTTCCTATTTCCCGGAGAATGGTTCTTTCATCCAGAAACATGATGAACTAATGGGTTATTTTGACGGAACCGATTATCAAAAACGAATCCTGTATATTCACCAAGGTATCAGAGGAGCGCTCTCCCAGCCTACCGATGACGAGCTTCCGGCTGACATGTTCTATAAATGGGATAAGGTATTGGTAGGTCATTACCATAACCGCTGCAAGTTTGACAACATTGAATATATCGGTAGTTCACGCCAGCACAATTTTGGCGAGGACGAGGAAAAGGGATACACTATCCTATTTTCGGATGGTGACACGGAGTTCGTACAAAACAAGGTAAATATCAGATACAAGACGCTTGAGTTGTCATTCGATGAGATCAACTCACATATCAAGGAGACGATAGAGGATCTTACCCAAGACGGGTATCGTGTACGAGTAAAGATCCTTTGCGATCCAGAGCAAGTCAAGAGCCTAGATAAGCAGTTTTTAATCGATTCTGGAGCGAGCAAGGTCGAAATAGCACAATCTATTACCGAACGAGCGAAAGTCTCTCAGAACACCTTTGAGAAGCGTTTTGACAAGTCTGGATTAAAGAATATGTACTCAACGTTTTGCGAGGAGAATAATATCGACAATAAGGAAGTCGAAGTAGGAATAAGATATCTTAATGTAATCCAGTAGATCATGTGGAGAATAAATAAAATTCAAATAAAAAACATCTGTACCCTAAAGGATGTCGAATACTCGTTCAATCAGGGAGTGACCACTTTGGTTTTCGGTCACAATTTAGACAACGAGGGGCAAAAGAATAATGGCTCTGGGAAATCTGCCTTGACGGAAGCTATTGTTTTTGGACTGACAGGATCTCCATTACGTCAAGTCAAGAATGATGAGCTTATCAATAACGATGAGAAAAGCGCATATATCAAGATTGCTCTCGATAATACCAGTGATAATGCAGAACTAGAGATTGAACGCACCATCTACAAAAAGGGATCGCCAGATATAGTTGTTACCATGTATCGGGACGGTAAGATAGTCGATGATGGATCGACCGTTAAGTCTGGCGTTGATGAGTACAACAAGTATATCCTTGAGTTACTGGGGTTGACAAAAGAAGACATCTATAATAGCTATGTCTTATCCAAACATAAATACCAAGATTTCCTTTCTGCTTCAGACAAAGACAAAAAGGAAATCATCAATCGGTTCTCTAACGGTAATCTGGTAGATCAATCCATACAGGCCGTACAGAATGACAAGAGACCATTAGAGGATGAACTCAATAAGTCCAAGCTTGAGTTATCCAATAATGACGGTCGTATCTCGGCTATTGAGGAACAGATCGAGACTGAGATGGATAACTCGGAGACCAGAAGATTATCAAAGATCCAACGCATAAAGAACACATGCGAGCAAATATCCAAGTATCAAGATTCCATCGATGAATCGAAGATCGAAAAGGAGCAAAATGAGGAGCGATTGGATAAAGCGAAGCAAGCGAACGAAGTCTTGAATGAGATCGATCAAGAGAGTGACAATAAATCCATCGATCAAATCTTGGATGAGATCAACGATAAGTTCTTAAATCTAGGGGTCATCCAATATGACATTAGCGACATCTCCAAATCAAGGGAGGATTTAATGACCCGCATCAATCAACAAAAGGATCTATTGGACAAGCTATCCACTGATTTGAATGAAAGAGAGACCGAGCTTAATACGGCCAAGGAAGTTGAGAATAAATGCTTGGAAAATTATCGTAACGGGCAGTCCGAATATGATAAATTCTGTAAGGAAATTGAATCACGCATAGGTAAGTGTGAAAGCGAACGAAAGAAATTTGGGGATCAAATACTAGTTATGCGCAACACGGTCCGCTCAAATGCCTCCACCATTGCAGATCTGGAAGCGAAGATCAGCGGAGCTATAGAATGTCCCCATTGCGGCAAGCATTTTATCTTGGGAGATAAGGATTTTGACATCGAAAAAGCAAAGGAGGATATTCAACAATACAAGAAATCAACCCAGACTTGCAAGGATAAGATAAGCCTGAACGAGAATGAACTAGATCGCATCGAGGAAAAGATTGATGAGATGAACAAGCTCAAGCTTAAGCAAAAAGGTCTCTTGAATGATATGGAAAGAGAGATCAAGGACGCTAACATGGTCGTGTTCTCAAAAGTGAACGAGATACAGGTCATCAACAGTAACATAAGCAAGGCGAAACGACAGATCGGAGATTTAGAGGAAAGGATCAATCATATTGTCAATGACTTATTCAATGATTTATTCGACAAGGTAGAGATCTCTTTCAAGAGATTATCCAGCGCAATCAAGATCGCCTCCGAATCCATATCGTCGCTAGAGGGAGCAATCAAGGTCAATGAGGAGTTGATAAGCAAGCTGGAGAGCGAGACAAATGAGTCTGTTATCGTGTCACTTCAAACCTCATTGAAAGAGTATAAGAAGAAGAGAGCCTTGATCTACAAGAAACATAACGAGCTGGAAGATCGGATTAAGACCTTAAACACCCAAGAAGCTAGATTCATAGCATTCAAGACCTATCTGGCTAACAGTAAAGTCGAGGCTTTAAATGAGATAACCAATGGCTTCCTAGAGCAAATAGGTAGCGACTTGAGAGTTAGGTTTGACGGTTATACCATGCTAAAGTCCGAAAAGATACGTGACAAGATCTCGGTATCCCTGTTACGAGATGGTATTGACGCTGGTAGTTTCTCTAAATTCTCTGAAGGCGAGAAAGCTAGGATACAACTAGCCACGATCCTAGCAATGAATACCCTTACAAACAATAACGCAGACTTGAACAAAGGATTGGATATTCTGGTGCTTGATGAGATACTTGCAGCTGTTGACGAGGAAGGGTTGACATTCATTCTTGAGTCATTAAATAAACTCAAGATCACTTCTCTGGTTGTGTCTCATGGCAAGACAGCGGAGTCATACCCATATAAATTAGTAATAACCAAACAAAACGGAATATCAACTATTGGATAATCATATCAAAGTTCCCGTAGATTTAAAGAAAGAAGATATATTGGCGCTTGATATAGCCACGCATACGGGATACTACTCAACCCACGGATCGGGCACGTGGGATTTCACTGAAAAGAAATCTAACGATTGGAAACAACACCTTGATTTCAGAACCACATTATTAAATTTTATCCAGAAAAACAACATTAGGCTCATAGCCGCAGAGGATGTAAACGTAGGTGGTCGATTCTCCGGTATGAGAAAACTAAGTGAGTTTAGGGGTATCTTGATGGAGATATGCGATACTATTGGTCTCCCAGAGCCAATCTTCGCCAATGTATCAGCTATCAAGAAGTTCGCTACCAATAACGGAAACGCCAGCAAGGAGGAGATGATCCAAGCCATGAAAGACAAATATGGGCAGACTCCCATAGACGATAACGAGGCTGACGCTTGTCACATTTTCCATTTAATATGTAAGAGATATAGATTATGAGCGAGATTAGAAGAAAGAGAAGAAAGCTAAATCTTCATATGAATGTTTTAGGGGTATTGTTGTCAGATTTCTATCAATTTCTTGAAAAGACACCAAGGCCATCTGACGATGAGGTAAGGCAAACTTTCACGCATTGCCATAAGAGATGGAAGAAGTACTGTGTGACCAAGGGGTTGTCGGAGATGATGATGGATGAGTTTAAACTTCAAGTGTCGGAAGCATGGAAACACAAAATGAGCGAAAGCCATTAGACAAGTTGACAAGCGAAGAGGTAAGAGAAAGACATGATTTATTCAACAAGTATGTCACCCCCAACCTCAACTTGGTTTATAAATGTGTCATCCAGTACTCGATGGATAAAAGTTATATTGATGATAATTACGTAGAGGCTTTGGTTAACTATTATAATTACATCGACACCTATGATCCAACTAGACCTTTGGCCACGTGGCTTCATATTGTTTGTAAGAGGTTCGTACATAACCTTGAGATGAGAAGAACCAAGGAGACCAAGTCTACGGATGATGTCAAGATAGATAACTCTCCTGAATTCTCCTATGATCCTCTGGAGGTTAGCGAGAATATATTAGGCGTGGATAATTGGAGAGATCTTTACGATGATGATATATTGAGTGCCTTGGAGACATTAAAGCCGATATATCGTGAGGCGTTCATTCTTCAGCAAGCAGGTTACAAATTGCACGAGATAGTCGAGATCTCATATCAAAATGGTAATCTCGCATCAAAAAGTATCGATACGGTTAAAAGCCGCCTATTCCTTGCCAGAATGCAATTACAAGCCTTATTGACTAGAGATGGAAAACGAAGAATTGATTAAGAAGTTCATCAAGGTCTACGTTGAGATAGAAAGAAAATGCCTCCATCCCCAGTTCTCTTTTCCCGGAGGAGGAAAGGTAAATCGTGAGATGGAGGCATTCACGAGACAACTCAATGATAGATTCGGTGAGGTAAGCGACAGCCGTGTGGTAGATTATTGCGTATGTATCGCTCATTATTGGAGGGATCTAAAAAGACAATGGAGACCCAGCTTCTCATTCGGTCCAAAGGCTATCCAACGTTACATAGATTTCAAGAATGGCAAAAGGTATTATGAGGATGGATGGCTAAAGGATCATGGATTATCCAGATCATATCTGGAGAGTCTTATCATGGATACGTCTAATCACCCATTGACAAAATACGTTTACATGGAAGCTGAGGAAACAACGAAAGCCAGAGCGCAACGAATAGGGGCCTATATTGCGCTATGTTTCAAAAGCACGTTGTTATGGTCTCCTTTCTCCCCCTCCTGTCAAAAATGCGATCAATCGAACATATGTAAGCAATACACCAATAATGTTTATCCGGAATTATATAGAATAAGATTAGAGAAATGGCAAAAGAAGAGATAAAACAACTTAGCGAGGAATTCCTGTACATCTTATATAACGCTGCTCTAAAACGTAGTAATATATGTGGTATCATCGTTGAGAATATGAGACCGGAATATCTTCCGGACAAGCAGTTTCAAACCATCAATAAAATAATAGGCGTTTATTTCAAGGCCAATAAGTGTCCTCCATCTGTAGGTATATTGATGGAAAAGGTAAGAGATGACTTGGATTCGGTGGAATTGGTACAAACCATCAATGAGGTCAGCTATAATGAGACTGACGATATAATAATCGATACCTTGGAAGAGTACATCAAGGATGTCAAACTAAAGCAAGTCTATCAAAAGATTCCCCAATATTACAATAAGGGGCAAGCGGAAAAGGCGCAAGATGAGATCAAGAAGTATGCTGAATGGTTAAACTCGTTCTCATTGCACGCCTCTAGTTTTATCGATGTCTTAGGTACGTTCAAGGAAAGATATGATGATAACGTGAAAGAGGTAGAAGAGACAAAAAGACAGAACAAGCCTATAGTATCCCGTTTCTATATCGATGATCTGGACGAGATGAACGGAGGAAGGAACTTGCGCACGCAATTAACATGTTTCTTGGCTCCCACCGGTGTCGGTAAGTCCCATATAGCACGTCATATAGGTCTTCACGCTGCTATTGATGACGGGCTAGACGTATTGCACTTCCAGCTTGAGGGATCTCAGAAAGAAGTGGTTGACGCATATAGTGGAGCGTTGATAGAGAAAAGTTCATACCTGTACGAGAAGGGGAAATTGACAGATAACGAGATAGATCGATACATGGCCCAGATTAACGAGTACGCCGGAAACATCGATGTCAAGTCTTTCCCACGCTTCAATAGCAAGGTATCGACCATCGATATAAAATCCGGGATTGACGAGTACAAGAAGATATACGGCAAATCCCCAGACGTGATAATAATAGATAGCATGGATTTGTTAAGTGATGCATCCGGTAAACAATGGGATAGTGATCACGAGAGACACAAACGAATAGCCGTAGCTAACGATTTAAAGGATATAGCCGGTGACGAGGATGTATGGATTGTCGTGACTTATCAAGCGACCGTTGAGAACAGGGATTGGTTGAATGACGAGAAAAACGTGTTGACGGAATATAACTGTTCCGAAGCAAAGGGGTTAGCCAGACCAATGACCCATTTAATATCATTAAACCAATCAGACAATGAAAGAAAAGAGAACATTATTCGCCTTCATATCGCCAAATCAAGATTCTTTAAAAAAGGAAAAACGATCAAGGTTGCCACAAGATATGAGGACGAGGTATTTTACGACAAACAAAGAACATTAAACATAAGTAAGGTAGCGTAAAAAATAGCAAAGCTCATAGATTTTTCTATGGGCTTTTATTGTTTTATTAAATCTTCTTATTATCTTTGCAAAGTCAATGAATTATACTCATAATGAGGTAGAGTTTTTAATCCAAGAACTCAAAATTGAACTGAATGGTCATTTGGACGGAGCCGAAAAGAATCTGATAGCAGAATACTGTCCATATTGTCATAAAAAGCACAAGTTCGCTATCTATATAGGGAAACCAACCGCAAAGAAAACACTGTTCGCCTCTCATTGCTTTTCTTGCGGAAAATCCAACAGGGAGTTAACTCCATTACTGGAATATATAGGTAGGACAGACTTAGTTTTCGAGGCTACCAACTCGATTAGTGCTGAACTGGATAATCTTTCTTTTATAACGAATGAGAATGGAGATATTGTCGATGATAGTGTCGACATCATTGATCCTCCGAAAGGGTTTAAAAGGAGTTATAAGAATAACTACTTAAGGAATCGTGGATTCAACGCTGATGATTATGAGTACTTTCCAGTAGGAACCACGAGAGGCTGCAATTTTAAGCTTGACAATTATGTTATTTTCCTCATCATAGACGCAGGGGATATCGTTGGGTGGGTAGCGAGACATATATGGCCTAAGCAAGAGATCGATGAACACAATCGAAAGGTCAAGAGGAACGATGGATATCAGATCATGAGATATCGTAATTCCACAGAGAATGATTTCGTGAAGCTCCTTTATAACTTTGACGCTGTAATCGAGGGAGAAACGGACACGGTGATTATTGTCGAAGGCATCTTTGACGTGATCGCATTGACCAGAAAACTGGAGTTATACGACTGTCAACGGATAGCTGTAGTGGCTACTTTTGGCAAGAAAATCTCCAACGTGCAGATATACAAGTTGCAAACAAAAAGGGTGAGAACCGTTGTTCTTGCTTATGATGGTGACGCTGTGGAGGCTAACAGAAATACAGCCCAACAATTAAAGCCATATTTTGATACCTATATTGCGGACATCGATGGATCGCTAGATTTCGATGAGATGGATCGTGACCAGATATACGATACGTTCGCTTACAGGATAAAGACTCCTATTGAGTATTCATTAAATAAAATCTAAGAAAATGTCGAGAGAAAAGAAAATCTATGCGGATCAAGATCCGTATTGGGGAGGAAGGGACATGAAATATTGGAAAGTATTCTTTCCTAGATGGTGGAACCCCTTATTTTGGATGGCGGTTATCGCTTTTCCACTCATTGCCGCAATCACAGCATTCACGGTAGGGATATATGAGTTGACATGTGAGATCTGGACCTTTTTCCACAAATACAAAATATGACCGAAAGCCTTCAAGAATGGCTTGCGACTAACCAAATATCTTACCATGAAATAGACAATGAGGTCTTTGAGATAGAAGGCTTTGGCAAGCTATTTATCAATGATTTAACTGAGGTTGAATCCATTTTCAGAAAAGACAATAATGGAGAGACCATATTTAATATGATGTCAACCAAGACCGAATTGATAGAGCAAGAGGTATTCTATACATGCTTCCAGTTCGGGGATAACTGGTACTATTTTGACATGAGGGGAGAGTTCAGGTTAAATATACTGAAATACATAGGTAAGAGGCTCCCGACCATACATAGCACAGGATTTGTCAATCTAGGTATCCACACGCCATTCGAGCTATTGAATGGTTCTTTCCAGATTTCAGACTGGATTAGGAAAGCCAAGTATCTGGGGCAAAACGCTATCGGTATCTGCGATAAGAATACGATGGCTGGAACGTTGGTACTCCAGAAGGAATGCCAAAAGGAAGGTCTTGGCTTCGTAATTGGATATACGTTAGATATGCAATACAAGGAAGACATTGTTCCGATAAAGGTATATTGCCAAACAAACGAGGGGTTGTCCAACCTCCTACGTATCCAGAAAGAGATCAACGTGGATAGCGAGAACAAGACCCTTTCTTTCTCCAACCTACAAAGATATTGTAAGGGGAACGTGATCGTATTGGGGACATTGGCCGTGTACTGGATGTTCGACAATATCGAGTTGGTAAAAGCCTTAAACAAGGTCTCTAAGGTCTATTATCAAGTTGACCTTACCGAGTTCAAGGCTGATAGGTTCGATAAGGCATATCTGGAGGCGTTAAAGTTCTTCTATGATAAAGAGACATTTGTTCCTCCTGTCCTTATTTGCGACAACTACTATCTGGACAAGGATGACGCAAAGAACAAGATCATATTGAACAAGATCTCGGATGGTGCCGCTCATATGCAAAGTGACGAGCAATACTTCAAGGATCTGGATGAGCACTATAAGGTGATAGACCAACTATTCAGTGATGAATGGGATAAATGGGAAATATTCACTGAGATGTGTAACAATACGATCAAAATAGCTGAAGGAGCGAAAGCGGCTTACGAGACCACCAGAAACTTTATGCCTCAATACGACATGACCCCAGAGGAACGAGAGAAATATGGAGACAGGCACAATATGTTCAACCAGATCATAGAGGAAGGTTTTAAAAAACTCGTTCCTAAAGGAAAGGAAGAGGAATATCGCAAAAGGGTTGAGTATGAGAAATATGTCATTGAATCAACCAATAATATCGATTATTTTCTCGTACAATATGATACGGTGAACTGGGCCAACGAACAAGGGATCATGACAGGTATCTCCCGTGGTTCTGGAGGTGGGTGTCTCCTGCTCTATTTGATGGGTATCACCAAGCTTGACCCATTGAAGTATAACTTGATCTTTGAGAGATTCTTGCTTCCTGACCGCTCAGGTTTATACGAGGCCAACACGACCGTTATACAAGGCAAGATAGAGTCGAAAGAATACGTAGAGATATCAATGAATGGAAAAACTTACTCGTTTGATCGAGACGCAAAATTCTTGGTCAAGCGAGGAGATGAAGAGATAGAGGTCTACGCCGATGAGCTAATGACGAACGATGATATAATATTTGACAACAGGGATTTAATATGGACTATTAACGAGTTATGAATATAAATTTAGACGATAACCAGAAAATGAAAGAGGCATACGACTTGGTATGCAACACGAATGAGAATGTATTTATCACGGGCAAGGCAGGAACAGGAAAAACCACGTTGCTTCATTATTTACAAGAGAATTGTGACAAGAATATCACGGTGGTAGCTCCTACCGGTATAGCCGCAATCAATGCGGGAGGAACGACCATACATTCACAGTTCGGTGTCCCGTTTGGTCCGTTTAGGCCCAATATCGTAGGAAAGAACGTTTATCCGGGGTTGGATAGCTACGCATTACGACCAGACAAGATCGACGTATTGAAAAATATGGATACCTTGATTATTGATGAGATCAGTATGGTTAGGGCAGATTTGTTGGACGCTATCAATGATATCTTATGTGTCCATCGTCATTGCAACAATAAGATGTTCGGAGGCGTGCAAGTGCTCATGTTCGGTGATCTTTACCAGTTAAGCCCAATTATTAACAAAGAGGAAGAAGAGATACTGAAAGACCTATATCAATCATACTATTTCTTTGATTCTTGGGCGTTAAAGCTTAGTGGATTCAAGATGATTGAACTGGATAAAATCTACCGGCAAAAAGATCCCGTATTCATTAATATTTTGAACGAGGTAAGGTCTGGAGTTATCTCCAAGGATAATTACGATATCCTCAAGAAGAAATGCCAACCACGATTCAAGTCGGAAGAGAATATGATCACGGTTTGCTCGCATAACTCAAAGGCAGACAAGATCAACTCAAAGGAACTGGAGAAATTGAAAACCAAGGAATATGTCTTTAACTGCAACGTAGAAGGAGAGTTTGGAAAAAATTCCATCCCTTGTGATATGATCCTAAGATTGAAGGAAGGAGCACAAGTGATGTTCTTAGTTAATGATCCAGAAGGTAGATATTGCAATGGTACGATTGGTACGATAGAATATCTAAAACCCAACCCAGACACCAAGGAATTTGATATAGTGGTAAAACTGGAGGATGGATACAGCATAGAGGTTAAACCACACACATGGGACAATAACAAATTTACCCATGACGCAGATTCAGGCAAGATCAAGCGTGAGTCCATAGGCAAATGTACCCAGATCCCATTACGGTTAGCTTGGGGTATCACGATCCACAAGTCACAAGGATTGACATTTGACAAGGTGATCGTTGACGCTGGAAGATCATTCGCTGACGGACAGATCTATGTGGCCTTATCCAGATGTCGATCTCTTGAGAATATGCACCTTATCTCCATGTTCAGCCAAGATCAGATCAGATGTGATAGGAAGATCGTCAAATTCATGAGAACAAAAAGAAACGAGCAATCAATTAATACAGAAGAATAAAATGGAAAGCAAAATTTTAAGCGCTAAGTACAATTCGGGAGATACACCGTTAAGATTAGGGAATTTAGAAATTCCTTGTTACGTATTGGAAGACGGAACCAGAGTTTTCTCTGGTAGAGGCATTCAAAAGGTTCTTGGATACGGAGATAAAAGAGGGCAATGGTTACAAGATTTTGTAACCAAAAGCGATTTAACGCCAATATTTTCGTCCGGAGAAAATAGCGTATACAACAAGATCACAAACCCAATCAAATTCAATAGAAATGGAGCGGGAGGCTCTCAATCAATAACTTACGGATACGAGGTGACAATTTTAATTGATCTATGTTCTATTATCATTGACGCAAATCGGTCCGGTGTTTTTAACGATATGGTAGTCGTAAATAATGCAGATATCATTATTAGATCCGTAGCTAAGGTTGGAATTATCGCCCTTGTAGACGAAGCTACAGGTTATAACAAGGTAAAAGAAAGAGCTAAGGATGAGCTGCAAAAATTCTTGAACCGATTCTTATCCGAAGAAGCGAGTAAATGGGTAAAGACATTCAATGATAGCTTCTTTGAGATGATCTATAAAATGCGTGGCTGGGATTGGAAAATGACAAACAAGAAACCCGGAGTGGTGGGACAATGGATCAATGATATAGTATATAAAAGACTTGCTCCGGGTGTCTATTTGGAATTACAGGACCTCAATCCTAAAGATGAGAATGGGCACAGAAAAGAAAAACATCATCAGTATTTATCAAACGAGACGGGAAAACCTATGTTGAAAGGGTATTTGAATACAATTGAGGCTTTGGGTAGAGCCGCTGATTATGATTGGGATGTTTTCATGACTTTATTGAATAAAGCCTATCCAGTACAAGCACAACAATACGATACATTATTAGATAAATAAACAAAAATATGAAACCAATCAAATTTACAAGCGGAGTTTACAGAATCAAGGAAATCAAAGAAAACTCATCTTCCAAGTTTTACAAAGATCTAAAAGTCGGTACGATGATTCGGTTTGAGTTTGAGACAGGTATTATCGAAAAGACTACTAAGATGGCCATTCATAACCTGACTAACAATACTTCTTATGTTTCTCCGGCACATAAGGTTAGATCAGTGTTTTGGAGATTTACTTTAGAAGAAGTCAAGGATAAAGAAGTGTGTAAATGAACATACAATCGATCAATTTGAGACATTCCGCAATTCCAATATCTGTAATCGATTGTTGTGTAGGGAAAGGGTATAGACAAGGAGAAAGCGGTAGCCTTCCGGACGTGGACATCGATTATCAGTCCGACCGTAGGCAAGAAGTAAAGGAATACCTTGAACGCAGATATAATAAGAACGGTCTCCAGCGTGTATTTAGCGCTGGAACCTTCACAACAATGAAATTGAAAGCCGTATTGAAAGATGTGGCGAGGATTCATAATGTACCCGTGTACGAGGTGAATTACATCAACAAGATCATTGATGATGATTCCATGGACTACACTGGATTGTTCCAGCTAGCCTATACGAACAAGAGGGTCAAGGAATTTATCATGAATTATCCGCAAGTCATAGAGGATATCAGGACATTGATGGGACAACCTCGCTCCTCTTCCATTCACGCCTCAGCTATCATCATCACGCCAGAGACAAAGGATGGCAAGACGATGGAATGCTTCGATTATCTCCCGATCAAGAAGATCGATGACATCTTGGTATCCGAGATCGATGGGTATTCGATTGATGACATCGGGCTTCTTAAAAATGACTGTCTTGGTATCAAGGAGTTAACCAAGCTTCAGAAGACACGAGATTTGGTTGTTAAGGAATATGGTGATCCTACGACATTTCTGGATATTATCACAAACAAGCTGGAGGATGAGAAAGCTTACAAGTTATTCACCAATGGTTTCACGCAGAACATCTTCCAGTTCGGATCGACTGGAATGACCAAGTTCGTGATGGAGATGAAGCCAACCTGTATTCATGATCTTATAGCAGCTAATGCTTTGTTCCGTCCAGCAACCATCGAATCAAAGTCAACCGAGAATTATGTAGCCTATAAAAACAGAGAAAAGGAACCTGCTTATTTATGGGGAACTTACGAAATTATGAAAGAAACATTCTCTTTACTTGTATATCAAGAACAATTGTGTCAAATAGCTCAAGATATTGGAGGTTTTTCATTAGCAGAAGGTGTACATCTTGTCAAATTTATTAGCAAGAAAAAAGTAGATAAGATTTTAGCCATGAAAGGTAAGTTTATCGAAGGAGCAAAAAATAAGGGTTGCCCCAAAGAGGATATTGAGGCTTTATGGCACATGATAGAATCTGGAGGAAGCTATCTATTCAATAAATCGCATTCTACAGCATACGCTCTTACAGCCTATCTAGGAGCATGGTATAAAGCCAATTACCCAACAGCATTTTATACTGTAGCTCTGGAATACGCCAAAGATGAGAACATTTCCTCATTGATGGCCGAGATGGAACAAGCCTCCTCCTGTAAGATTGTCCATCCAGATATCAATGTCTCTGGGGTAGAATTTGAGACGGATTACAAGAAAAACGAGATCTATTGGTCATTATCAAGGATCAAATTCGTCGGAACAGAAAGCGTAAACTTGATAGTCAATGAGAGAGAGAAGAACGGCCCATATTCTTCAATTGAGGATTTTTGCAAACGTATTTTTCGAAAAAAGCTATTGAAGTTACCCGGAGAAGAAAGATGTCCAGTAAACTCAAGACAAGTCAAGAACTTGATCCTAGCGGGTTGCTTTGACAAGGTAGAGGGGATTTTATCGGTGCTGGAACGATACGCTGCCTTGGAGAAAGCGGCTGGTATATTAGGATTCGAGATCTCAGAGACAGATTTTCCACCAGAAAAGATATCGCAACATTATTTCTGGTCAATGTTACAAATCTCTATCAGTGGTATAGGTAGTGTTGACTATAGAAGGGTATTCGATAACTCTGAGTTCAAGACAAAGCTAAGGGGAGCGAGTTATAAGGATATCGGACGTTGCTTCCAGCCCGATATGGACGGTAAGAAAGCGGCTATTTGCGCAACGGTAGTAGAATTCAAGGAAAAGAGTTTCGAGGATAAGGAAAAGAAGAAAAAGAACTTCGGTGTACTGACGCTCCAACAGAACACGGAGACGATAGAGCTGATAGTATGGCCAGAAAACTATGAGACAATGAAGTCACAACTTATAAACGCAAAGGACCACATCTTTCTTATGAGTTGTATGGTAAAATGGAGTAATTTCTCCAATCAAAACGGATTACAAGATTACAAAGGTTCAATTTTAGAAATTATTTAAAGTATGTCGAAAAACAAGAGAAGAATGAGATTGTCCGAGGATGATCTATTGGTCGTGTTAAGCATGAGGGGGTATGATTTATATAATAACCCCTACAAGTACAGCGTTGATTCTCAGTCAACGTACAGATTAACCTTAAGTCGTGAAGAAGAGGACGTTGTAGCTAAAGACCGAGTAAGAAGAGCCTTTAACCAAAGTGAGGACGCTGCAAAAATCGTGAACGCAAGCCTCCAGCATATCTATCAAGATTACACGGTAATGGTTACGTTGAAAAACAAGATATCGGGTGATACAGTAAGCTTTTCAGTGCTTAACGAATGAAACCAATTGTCATCTGTATTGTCGGAGCGTCCGGAAGCGGCAAGACACATATGAGTAAATTTTTATATGAGGGTTTCGGAATACCCATGGTAGTATCAATGACAACGAGACCCAAGAGACGAAACGAGGTAGACGGCGTAGACCACAAATTCGTATCAAAACAAGTTATAGAGAAAGAAAAAAAAGCGGACAATATATTGGCATATACCCAATATGGAGATCATGAGTATTGCGCCCTTCACAGCGATATCAAAGATAAACCGATCTGTTCTTATGTGATAGATGAAGTCGGGTTAGAATATATAACCCTTCACTTCTCACATTTGTACACCATTATCGCTATCTATGTGGAAAGAAGTCTGGAGAACAGAAAGCTAAGTGGCGTTAGCATAGAGCGTCTGCATAGGGACAAGAAAAGATATACTCTTCCACCGGAATATTACGATGTGATTATAGATAATAATGGAACCCTTGGTGATTTCGAGGAGAATATCATCAAGGTTATGTCAAACAAAAACAACCAAAAATATTACGAGATAGATGGCAACAGCGAAGAACAAACAGCAGATATACACCGCATGTGTACTAGATACGGAAACAGGCGGGTTAGACGCAAGTAAATGCGCCATTACCCAACTCTCCTGCCAGATGGTGAGATTGGATACCTATGAGATAATCGGCGTGTTCGATGAGTATATAAAACCATATCCTAAAGGAGACTTCCATATCAATACCAACAAAACTCTTAGAAAGAAAAGAGAGATCGAGAAAGAGGAAAGCGCCTATTTCGAGTATAACCCACAAGCATTGAAAGTAACCGGGTTGTCAGTCGATTTTTTAAATAAGAATGGGAAGGATATAAATGAGGTAGCTGATAGCTTCATTAGTTTTATCAAGAAATGCACGTTAGGGACATCAAAGGCTTACAAGCCTATCCTAGTAGGTCATAATATACCGTTTGACTTGAATTTCCTCTTTCATTTTTTTATCTATACCGGAAAGATGAAAGAGTTTTCTGACGTATTCAATGGTACTGAGGATATTTTTGGAAACTTCCACCCTCAGATGATAGACACCATGACTCTTAGCAGGATGGCTTTCGCCGATGATCCGGAGGTTACGACCTATAAACTGGGAAGCTTGACAGAGATGATGGGGATCGAATTGGTTGACGCTCATTCCTCCATGGCTGATGTCGAGGCTACCAATGGATTGTTTACTATATTCTCAAACAGGATGAGATGTGGGTCAGTGGGAGATGATTCAGGATTGATTAAGCAAGCGGAAAAAACAAGGGTACATTTTAAGATATGATAGAAGAACAAGTGACATTTAAAGCGCATTCGGACAAGATGTGCTATGGGGTATCGGGTGATAATGAAGAGATGCTGGTGGAGATATCAGGGTACGACCTCAATACGAGGTTCAATCTGGACAAGATCAATTCTCTGGAGGACGCTGAGAACGCTTGTGCGGCTCTATCAAACGTGTTTTTCAAGGCTTTATGCGAGCAATTGCTTATAGAGAGCCAGAAGAACAAAAACAATAAATAGTATATATTTCTATTCTTTTTAAAGGGGGGTAACATAGCAGCTATCTCCCTTTTTATATTAATAAAACCAAAACTTAAAAGAATGAGCAATAATAGAGAAACGATACGAATACCTACCATTCAAGGCAATAAGGTATTGCAACAACAAATAAAATCTGAGTTCGCTCCTATGCCCCCGCAAGCCATGTTAACAGAGAAAGAGGAGTTGTTCTGTCAACTATTCTGTAACGGAGGGAAAAGATTCGCAGGAAACCAAGTAGAGACATACAAGCAAGTATTTGGAGACAAAGAGAATAACAAGTTGATGATCGAATCCAATAAATTGTTGACCTCCCCAGCCGTAACGTCCAGAATCAAGGATATCATGACAAACAAGATGGAGAATGAGTCCTACGCAAAAGTAAGGGTGCTTGAGACATTGTTCGCTATCATGGATGAGACTAGGGAAGCGAAATATAAAGACAAATGGGGCGTATCCCTATCCCCTGCCCCATTACGGGCGGTGTCAGTTAACGCAGCTAAAGCTATAGCGGATATATATGGATTCAAGGCTGGAGGCGAAACTGGCGTGACAATTAATGGAGAGAATAACGTAACCTTTAACGTAATAGTACCAAACAAGAATGTATAAACCAACCCCTAAGCAAACCGAACGAGGTCTATATATATTAATAGTCGTACTTTTAATAATCTATGGCATATGGAACTCAGAGATAGCGATCCCCCTAGTAAAAGCTTTTTCAGAAGCCATGCAAATCATTATATCAACAACTCCTACAATTATTATGTCTACATGAAAAATTTAATCATGAATAACCTTCGTCTGGTTATAACTATCATATGTTTTCTTATAACGCTATATATCCAGCATATTGAGAACATGAATAAGCTTCAAGAATTAGATCATAGGTATAAGACATTGGAGATAAAAGTGGATGATCAATATAAAAAGATAGATGCCATTAAACTGGATAAATCAGTCTTCGAGGCGACCATGATCCAAGTAACAGCGATACGAGACGATATCAAAGAAATAAGATCAGATATTAAATCCATATTAAGGGAAAAATAATTCATAAAAAGAGCTATCAATATTTGGTAGTTCTTTTTTTATTTTATACTTTTGCATTATTCTAATGAGAGCTAAATCTACGCTCACCCTATTTATATATTATCAATAATATTAATACTTAATAGCATAATATGCCGTTTTTTATTCGCTGTATTATTATTATCATTATCCATATCAAGTTCAAAAAGCGAATACAATCATATACATTATTATACTGAGAATGATCTATTCAACGATGCCGTAGAGTTCATCATCAATCATGAGGGATGGCATGGTAAGGATCATCACCTTTTTGTGGGATATGGCCACAAACTAACCAAGGAGGATAGATTCAATCATAATATTTCCCACTCTTTCGCAAGGGAACTTGTGATAAAAGATCTCAAACAAAAATGCTCGGTATTCAAGGAATTCGAAAAGGACTCCTTGCTTCTAGGGATACTGGCTTATAACGTGGGAGAAGGGAATGTCAGAAGATCGGAAATGATCAAAAAGATAAGATCCGGTAACAGATCGATCTATGAGAACTATGTCAGCTTTTGCAAGGTCAATGGTAAGATAGTTCCCTCAATCAGAAATAGAAGGATAAAAGAGTACAAACAATTTTTCAATAAAACAAAAATAACAAGGAATGGATTTAAAAGTAAATGATGTGGTAATCATCGATGAGATCCCGGATAAGGATTTGAATTTCCTGTCTGGAAGATTGGGGATTATAACCCAAGTATTAAACAGCCCGGCACGCAAGTCTAGGGGTTATATCGTGAGAGTTGTCGGCTTAGGGGAAGAGTTCGAGCAAGAGTGGTTCATCGATATTCAGTACGTTAAACCAAATAATCAATAGAATATGTATATAACAACACAAATTGTAAAAGCAGTTCCAATGACAGCGTATGAATACCAAATATCCCAAGGATATGAAGGATGTGAGGATCTTGAGAATATTAACGGATACAAAATAACCGATGATGATGGGGTAATGGAATGGATCTGTGAGTATGAGTTTAAAAAGAGATATAGGGGTATCATGGGGCAAATGACTTTCGGGGATGCGATAGAGTATCTGAAGAAGGGATGCTTGGTTACAAGAAAAGGATGGAATGGCAAAGGCATGTACCTATTTATTAGACCAGAGGATACTCTTCCACTGGAAACAATCGTAAAGGCCAAGTCATTACCAGACGCATTCAAGGATAAGGTTCTCGAAAACCCAAATACGGAATCAGTAAAGTTTGGAGCCTATATTTGCATGAAATGCGCGGATGGTTCTATATGCAACGGTTGGTTAGCGTCACAGACCGACATGTTAAGCAATGACTGGATGTTAGTCTTAACCAAAGATCATGAATAGACTTTTAGTGCTAGGAATATTTATCAGCACCATACTAAATATTTGGCTTTTTACCGATCGAGGCAAATTAATCGAGTCTAGGGATAAATACCAGCAAAACACCGAGACTCTCTTGGCTGATATACGCCAATACAAACTAGACTCAACAAGAAGCGCAACAGAGAGTTCAAGATTACAGTTGACCATAGAGGAATACAAGAAGTACAGGGAGGAAGACACGAAAATCATAAGAGATCTAGGAATAAACATAAAAAGGCTGAAGGCTTCCCTCCAACATCAAGTGTCGATAGATGTACCTATCGATGTGCCCGTAAGAGATAGCATCATTTACAGAGACTCGCTTATCAAGGTTCCATCGATCAAGTTATCCAATAAATACGTAAGCATAGATGCTACAATCGAAAATAACACGTTGAAAGGATATATGTCACTGAATGTATGGCTGAAGCAGTTTGTATACATAGAGCCAAAACACAAGTTCCTTTGGTTTAGGTGGGGGATTAAAGGGATCAATCAAGTAATCATCTCAGATAACCCATATGTAAAAATCAATTATTCAGAATTTATAGAAATCAGTAAAAAATAAAGAAGTATGTTAGAAAAAGTATTGTTTTGGAGGGTAAACTCAACAACTCTGACCTCCGACCTTAATTCGGTAAACAACATATTCATCAAGTTGATAACCAAACTAGAAAAGATCCGAAAGCGTCTTTCAGTTGTCTCGGAGAAAAACCAACAGCAAATTACCAAACTCCAGATCGAGAGAGACAAGTTATCCGTGATCGATCGTGATATTCAAACTCAAATCGAGAAATACGAAGGGATGATAGTATAGAGTTAAAGGGGCGTTAAGCCCCTTTGTCGTTAATAGACTATTCTTAATAAAAACCAAAACACGATACTAATGGGATACAAAACTTTAGTCCCTCCCAAGGACTTAAAAATCAATTTCTCCCCTTCGCCAAAACAATTCGAGCTATGGAAAGCGTTACAGCCAGAATGTCATATATGCGGTGGAGAGATAAAGAACGTATATATAGGAACAGACGATCATGGGAATAAACAGTATGTTCCTGAATGCTCATCATGTGGTAATAGGAACATACCCCAGATGATTCTCGGAGGAGGAGCTGCTGGAGGAGGTAAGGCACAACCCTATTCAGCCAAGATACTTACGCCGGAAGGATGGATAACAATGGGTGACGTTAAGATAGGAACAGTGGTGTCAACCCCAGATGGAAAGACCGCCAAGGTGATAGCTATCCATGAGCAAGGAATAAAAAAGGTTAACAAAGTGATTACCAATGATGGATGTTCTACAGAATGCTGTGACGATCATTTATGGAAAGTATATTACAAGAAGAGAGACAAGACTTGGATCAAGGGTGGATATGATGAGAGGATTATGGATACAGCTACCATAAGAAAAAGACTCAAACATGGAAACCTAGCTTTCATCCCTACCGTGAACGAGCTAGAGTTCGGCGGGAAGTTTGATAACTATATGACCGCCTACTCTTGGGGATATTACATCCGAAATATCATGCCAGACCCTAATAACTTCAAGAGATCAAATCACACAGAGATCCCGCAAAACCTAGTTACCTCCAGCCTTGAGGACAGAAAAAATTTCTTGAGAGGATTGCTTAAGGAAGTAAATATAAGGAGTACCGGCAAATATGAGTTCATGAGCCGATCGGAGAAATTTGCCAATCAATTGCTGGACATCCTTAGAAGTATTGGAGCCATAGCTACCGTAGTCAAGAGTAAGGGGAAAGGTAGAATTATAAAATATTTCGTCCGCTTCTCATTCGATCCAAGGATAAATAAAATGACAAAACCGACAACCACGCCAGCTCATAGGAGATATATACGAAGCGTGATCGAGTTGGACGAGCATAAGGAATGCAGGTGCATAACGCTTGACAGCGATGACCAATTGTATATCACTGATGATTTTCTTGTCACCCATAACTCATATGTTGGTAGCGCATGGCTGGTGAGCAGTTGCATGAGGTTCCCCAACATACGAGCCGTAGTAGCACGTAAGACTATCAAGTCTCTGAAGGAATCAACGTTTGTTACCATTAAGAAAGTAATGAAGGAATGGGGATTAAAAGAGGATGAGAATTTCTGCATAAATAATATAGAGGGAACGATAACTTTCTGGAACGAGTCTGTTATCATGATGAAGGAGATGGCCGATCTTCCAGCGGACTTGGATTTTTCCCGTTTTGGTTCTATGGAGGCTACCTTGGTTTTCGTTGACGAGGCATCCGAGATTTCAGAAAGGGCAGCAGACGTGATGTTTTCCCGTATTCGTTGGAAAACATCGGAGACATTCAAGACACCCAAGATGTTCTTGTCTTGTAATCCGGCGGCATGTTGGTTGCGAGATAGGTTCGTACAGGACAATGATGGCAATCCTGTGAAGTGCAGGGATGGCGAGGTATTTATTAGGTTCTCTATATTCGATAATCCGGATGAGAGTTTCCGACAGATATACGAATCTTCGCTGAATAAGATCAAAGATAACGCTACAAGGGAACGTCTTTTATATGGAAACTGGGATTTCGTTGAGGCCAATGAAATGGCGCTATACAAAAGCTTCTCGGGTGACAAGCATTTGATCCAGAACTTGAAAGAGAATGTATATGATCCGATGAAACCATTGATCCTAGGATTCGACTTCAACGTATTTCCGCACATGACATGCGAGGCCGTACAAATCGATTGGGAGAATAAGAACGTGTATTTTTTGGAGGAATTTCTTGGGAGGCCAGAGGAGAAACTTAACAATACCCCTAAGTTTGCCCAGTACGTAAAGGATAAGTTATTGGAATCAAAACATATCGGAGGAGTGGTATTGACGGGAGACCCCGCTGGATTGGCCAGAAACACACAAACCGAGGATGGCGTAAACAATTTCACCATTATCCAGTCTTGCATGAATAACACCATATTAAGACCAAAACAGAACATATTAGCTAAGCAACCACCTCAGAAGAACCGTGTTGATTGGATCAATGAGTTATTCGATGGTCTGGATGGGTGGAATATTTATATTGACCTAAGATGCAGGAAATTGACCGAGGATTTGGTCTATCAGATCAGAAATGAGGATGGGACAAAGAACAAGCAGAAGGTCACTGATCCAAAGACAAAGGTCAGATATGAGAAATATGGTCACTGTTTCGCCGCTGGAACGATGATAACCACTAAGAAGGGAAAAATACCTATAGAGAATGTAAATGTTGGCGATTACGTATTGACAAGAGAAGGATACAAGAAAGTAACTTTCTCAGGGGTAACAGGGAAGAACGTAATGGTTAAGGATTACTCCATAGGGGATACAAATATTACTTGCACTCCAGACCATCCTTTCTATACAATAGAGGATGGCTTTACAGAAATAGATAAGATAACACAAAAAACATTTATAACATGCGAGAAAGCAGAGATGCTCTTTGTAAGGAAATCAAATGAAAGGATTATAGATAAAGTCTATGACATTACGGTAGAAGATCTGCATGAATTTTTTGCGAATGGTATATTGGTTCATAATTGCACAGATGTCGCAGACTATGTCCTCTGTACTTTCCTATCAAAAAGCTGGCTAAAATACCAACGAGGAGGACAATCCGGAACCGTATTAACAACATCAACAATTAAACCTCAATTCAGTTATTAAATGGAAAACAACAGATTTTTATTGGATAATGATTATTTAGAGATAATCACCAAGGAAGCCCTAGATCAAATGATTCAACCGGGAAACGAGCATAAATTCATCAAAGCTGAGGAATCCGCAGAGATGTCTATATTGGAGAATCTAGTGGAGAATTATGAGATAGAGAACGAGTTAATGAAAGGCAAGGCTATCAGGAAGTACGATAGAAGGATCAACTACCCTGTAGGCGCATATATCCAGTACGAGGATAATGTCTACAAGGTGATCCGCTCCATCAGTGGTTATAAGATTCCAACCGACAAAATTTATTGGGAAGAGTCAATCGAGATCCAAGAACTTATCAACGCTGATCCTTATTCCCAACTAATGACCTATCGACCGGGAGATTTGGTTTGTTACAATGGGATAGTTTTCGAATGTTTGGAGGAGAATGGCTATGAGTTTGGCAATATCAGGATTCCATTATCTAGGTGCTGGGAAAGGATAGAACCATCGGAATGGACTCCTACCCCATTCCAGCTATACGATCCGGTAAGCTATAATGGAAAGTTCTATCAACTGTATGAGCTGGCTGATTACGATGAGACAATATCGCCAGACTTGTTACCTCAATGTTGGGGAGAGATATTTCCGTATGATCCGAGCTATAATGAGTATGAGTTATCGCCACATGAGTTCGTGGTCTACGATGGGAAAGTATTCTATCCAGCATTGAACGTGAATAGCGACATCCCAGAGATAGGAAAGAATTTGGTGCTGGAAGACCCCAGACATAAGAATATCAAGAAGCACATGGTCAGATTAGCCCTTTACGAGCTGACCAAGAACATTTCTCCCAATAATGTATCCATTACTAGGTCAAACGATTACGAGATCTCTATGGCTTGGTTAAAGGACGCAAATAGGTTGAAGATCAACCCTATGATTCCAAGAAAAACAGATAATACCGGCCAACCAGCTACGGATTGGGGAGTAGCCACTTTCCAGAAGTCATATGATCCTTACTTGAATCCTTGGCAGGTATAATAACAAAGAACGTCCACCATATATATGGAATGATGGACGTTCAACCTTAACTATATTGCCGGTACTCAACCGATGACGTAAAGGTAGGGATTATTATACGATGAACTATTTATTCCTCATGTTAGACAACATGCTCACGCATTGAATTACAGACGTTTCATTCCTCACAAAAATATAGAAATTTATATTGTTAGGTTCTCAAGAAGAGTGGTTCTAAGAATGCTTAAAACATTAAGCATTGTATTCCAGTCTCAATACCTTTCTTAAAATCATCTTGGTATTTATCTTTTTTCCATCCGCTATTTATTAATATTTTCATTCCACTTTCAACTAACAGATTTATATGATCAGTTAAAAGAATAGCCACATTTTGAACATAAGTAGGTTCGTCTTTAGTTAATGAAAACTGAGAATCTATGGGTATAACATTCCCATTTTCATCAATCAACATATTTTCACCATTTCCATCCCAAGCATTCCATGAAGAATCGCTAGACGAATGAGCCGAAGAATGAGCTTCAGCATCACTTTCCGAAAATCCCAGTCTATCTTTTATTCCAGACAAATCAAACCTGTCATAGTTTCTTGTCAATAAATCCATTACTAAAATTTTACCCAAATCAAAACATGCTGTTTTTCGTTTTTCAATATCATGAACATTATCAGAAAAATCATAAAGATCCCGTCCTCCAACTTTGTCCATCAACAAAGCTGTTTGTGGATCAATTACTTCTCCTTGTTTATTTTTATTGTTTACATCACCTAGTGCTCGTTTCACTTCCGACCATAAAAAATCTCTCTTATTAATAATTCGAGCATTTGCAGTTTTCAGACCAAATCGTTCGGTGGCTATTCGATCTAGTTCTGGAGCTACAGCACCATACCCATTAAATTTTATGACAAACCTCTCGTCACTTCCTATTAACACACCATCAGCTCCCCCTTCTGACCATCCATATGTTAATTGACAGACTTGCGACGAACGATAGTTGCTTATTCGTTCGAATATCAAGGATTTATCAATTTTATTCATAGCCAATTGACTACAATGTCCATTAATAAATTCAAAATGGTTAGTGGATTGAGATCTATTATCTACAATATGTCCTCCACCACCTTTCGATTGCTGCAATACCCTAGAAGTAGCCTCTTTATGTTGTTTTTCTGTTTTCATAATCATTCGATTTAATAATTTTCCAAATATATGGAAATCATTTGAAAAGAGGGAAAATGTTATTGTTTAATAACAAAGGAGATACTTTTGTTTTGTAATTTCCTTACATATTACAAAAATTAAAAAACAAAAGATACGCTATGAATATCATCAAAATATTCTTATTCATTTCCTTCCAAATAATCATTTAAGTACATCACTAAATCTTCTTTTCCATTTTTTTTAAAAGCATCATGTATTTTCTTTTCAGCAGTTACAAAAATTGTATCTTTTTTTAAAATACAATTATAATACTCAATTCCTAAAATCAATTGCATATCGAAATAGCTATTCCATTTTGGATTATGTCCATTTCTGTCGATATTAATATCTGATAATTTCAATGCAGCTTCAGAGCTTGCTACAAATTGACGTAATATATTTTGCACAAAAAAATCAATAGATACTGAGAAATCATCACAAACCTTATTTACTAAACACATATTATTAAAAGAATTACACTTTTGACCAAATTCATATATTAAAGCTTTAGATAACAACTTATTAAAAAAACCATTATTTAATTTATCTTCAAAATCCCTTCTTTTTATACGATCTTTAAAAATTTCATTCCATTTAACATTACATCTTCCAAAAAGTCTCGGTAGATAAAATTCATCAATATTATTTATAAACTGATCAATTATTAAATTTCGATATCCAATAAAGCTATCTATAGTTCTGTCATTGTTTTCAACTTGACCATTTACAATATCACAGCTCAATGATACAAGTGACTCTATTTCTTTGATTTTTTTAATTTCCATTTGTTCATTAAAATAACAGAATAGTATCGTAGGCATATCAGGAAGACAATTATCTAAATTAAACTGACCAGCATTAACTTTAACCATATTTTCGACGAGTATACCTAGAGATTTTTTACAATCCTTAAATGCTTTATCATTCAACTTACAATGACATACTAATTCTAGAGCAACTACTATAGGAAAAAGTATATTTCCATGTTTTCCTCTATTAAATCTATCATAATCATCATCATGAGCGATATTGCGTAAAATATTTGTATCAAATATATAATTCATTTTATAAGATTTAATTAATGTAAAACATCAAAGCACGGAGCCAACAGATCTCAATCGCTGTGACACTTGATTATTACACGCTACAACAATTGCATATACAAGATCATGATATATCATATCGCAGAAAATGATATCATCATCTATTAGTGTCTTTGGTGATAAATAATCATAATTCAAGCTTATTCGATATTTAAATACATTCAAATCACCAGAATATTCCCAATTTTCATATCTTATACTTCTTTGTCTTGAAACATTAATAATTTTATTAACATTTGATTTTTGCTCATCGATAATACCATTATCCGACAAACAAAAACATTGAAATTTATCAGAAATTGGATATCCAAATTCATAATAAAAGAGACCTTTAAAATTTTTAATATGCAATATATTAAAATCTTCTGTTGAAAAATTAATAGACAAAGAATCATCTTTGTTTTTTAAAAACCATGACCTAAATTCTTCATCACGCAAATAGCTTCGACCTGAAGCTTCAATAAGGCTCCTTAATTCTTGCTTTTGCTTTACTAGCCCAAGAACAGCTATAAGATTTCTCATTTTGTGATCAATATGAGAATAATTCTCATTACAATATCTACATGCAGGAACCGTAATATGTTTTCTTGTTTTTGTTATCCCTTTATATAAACACTTCATAGGTATATGTTCTCTTGTTGATATATTTTCTGATGTAAAGTCACAACCACAGTTATAACACCTTTCCAATGATTTCTCTTTTTCCATTATAATCGTATCATTTTATATTTAGATGCTAAATATAGTCATTATAGAGTTTAAACTAAAAAAATGATAGGGTAATTTAGTCATAATATCATTATTTATTTAAATTAGCCTATTCTTAAAGTTCTACCCTTAAAAAAAATCACTCTTTTTACCATAATAAACCCAATCGATCACTTTTCTATTGATTTCATCGACTTTCATGTAATCAGGTTTAATATAAAACTCTGTTATCTTATGATTTGACGCATGTATCAAACAAAAAGCGATATCATCTTTACTAATACGCAAATCGTTATATGCGATTGTTGCCCACGTATGACGGGCCACATATGTAGTCAAATCCGGGATAGACAGAATTCTACGAATATGCTTAATCATACCACAAATCCAATCAGAAAAACGGTCACAGTCATCGTAAGACAAGTAAAAGTTAAAAGCTCTCTTCTTGTATGGGTCCTCATACTTTGAAATATAGTTCAATAGTTCCGGCTGTACTTTTATGATCATTTCGGCACCATCGTCTCTTCTATTACGTGTTTTCTTTCTGAAGTAATGGATATAACCATTTACAGGATACGGCATTTCATAAATATCAGCACAATTAGCACCGCATAGTAAAAATGAAATAATAACGATATCATATGCAATCACTCTTCTTGTTGAGAGAATCGAAATATCTCTATCAATGTATTTCTTAAATTCAGCAGCATCCCAAGATCTTTTCTTTGGAGCGAGTATTTTAGGAAAATGGTATTTAGAGAATGGGTTCGGAATTAGAAAGATACCATTATCCTCATCGTTATATTTCTCTCTCGCACATTTAAAAATATACGAGAGTCTTTTCATTATATAATTGATAGTGCTTTCTTTATTTCCTATACTTCTCAAATATCTTTCGTACTCCAAGATTTTGGAGAGTGTGATACCTTTAAAGGTAGATTCCTCACCAAAAAACCTCAAAGCTTTGGCAATAGTGTAATGATGGTATTTTTTAGTCCCATATACCACAATAGATTTTTCCATATCATCAGAAAAATCCTTGATTAATATAGGCTTATTACAAGAAGCGTTTATTTTCTTATTGATGATTTCTACTAATTCATTAATAGAATATTGATCCAAATCAAAAGAGATCTCTCCTATGATATTCCGGATCTTCTCTAAGTCTTTCGCTACTGGGATGTAAGCTGGGCTATTTTGCTTGATCCGGAACTCCTTATCTAATTCATTCTTCTTTACATAATGAGATGTCGTTAAATACGCGCTTTTCCGCTGATGGATAATCCTAAGCTTAACATTAAAAGTGCCGTCACTCTTCTTCTGATTGGGTCTAACTACCACATTAATCGTTGTTGCCATACTGATTTTTTTTGTCAAACAATTGTCAAACATTGCGACAAAAACGCATAATTTAGCCCAATAAGCAACAATTAAACCATCGTTAAAAAAATAAGCACAATCACCTATTAACCAATCTTATCTACCTCCTTATCAGCCTGTATAGCCTCAATCATGGCACGAATGCCGAACACCATCTCGTTTTCTTTCATACTTTATATAACGCAAAACTATTAATTTCACAAATGTAGGGATAAATAATCAATTCTTCAAACCTTCAGCCTTCGCATAGCATTCCCGGCATAAAGGCTCGTATTCGGATTGTTCCCCTAAAAAGACCCGTTTATCATTTCCCACGATACGATGGGATACGTAAGCCAAACGTCCGCATTTCACGCAGATGGCATGCACTTTCGTCACCTCATCGGCGATAGCGCATAGCTCCGGCATAGGACCGAAAGGAACTCCCTTATAGTCCATGTCCAACCCAGCCACGATCACCCGGATACCGTTAGCGGCCAATTGATTGCACACGTTTACCAATCCCTCATCGAAAAACTGGGCCTCGTCTATCCCCACCACATCGATCTCGGAAGTGAACAATAGGATACTGGAGGAAGAATCCACCGGAGTAGAAGGAATCGAATTACTATCGTGCGAGACCACGTTATCCTGCGAATAACGGGTATCGATCGCAGGCTTGAAAATCTCCACCCGCTGCTTGGCGAATTTAGCCCGTTTCAAACGGCGGATAAGCTCCTCCGTCTTACCGGAAAACATGGAACCGCAAATCACCTCGATCCGCCCTTGTCCCGGATACTGGAATATATGTTCTTCTGAAGGCAATGTCAT